CCGCTGTAGGCAAACAACTTTGCGGTTATAAACATCACCCGTCCACGCCCACCGCACACAGCGGTATTCAGTTGAGGCCGCTTGCGATAGTAGTAAAACAACCGCAAGTGCCCATTTCATTTGTCTACTTTATTGTCCAGTTTGTCAAAAATCTTGCCAAGCATTTCTTTGACTTCACGCATGTCAGCGCGATAGTCATCGCGGGTGACGTAGTTCAAAGGCATTGCCCGAACGTCGGTGTCTAGGCGCTCCAAGGAACGGTAGATGTTGTTTAGCACCCAACCACCTAAGAACCCCGCCAAACTCACCGCGATGTTAAATAAAACTTGGGTATCCATTACTTTTTACCCGTTCCACGAATTTCTATGCGGAAAGGTTCGTTTAAAGCGTTTTTGTTTGCACCCTTTGGCGCCAACTGGTTGGGTTGCTTCAAAGATTCTTGAAGTTGTTTTTTGTATTGCATTCCACGCGCAAACTCGGCAGCCGTTTGAGTGCCAGGAATTTTAAATGGTAAATTTTGCAAGGCTTCAAGACCACGCAAGACAGCGCCAGCCGTGTTAGGGTAGTTAACCGCGCCTGGCTCTTTGACCATCACATCGCTGATACTTTGCTTTAAATCAAGAAGTTTGTCTCTGCCAGGCTTGCCAAACATATAACTAAGTTTGTCTTCTCGATCAAGCTGAGTAACAAAATTATTAAAATTATTTAAACGAATATCGTCTGTGTCATTACCTTTTTTAAGCAACAAATCTTTCATTTGTTGTAAGGTAAAGGCAGTCAATTCTTTGTAAGCCTGTTGACCTTCTTTGCCGCCTTTTTTGAGCAAATTAGTGACGGTTTTCATTTCTTCTAATGAACCATCAATGACAATATGTTTATAAACATCATCAAGCGCTACTTGACGATCTTTGTATCCAGCTTTTGTGCCAAGCAATTTGTCAACACGATAAACATCTTCAAAATCTTTTGCCAATTGCGTTCTGGCTTGACGAGCTTCTTGATATAACTTGCCACCAGCACCAGCGCTAATTTGATCAATTAAATCTTTTAATGGCCTTGCACTTGGCGAATCTTTAGCTGTGCCAATTACTTGATAAATATCGTCCAAATTACGAATTGAAATAGTCCCAGTTTTTTGTGGGTCATTCATGGCTAACAATTCAGCCACATCATTTAAAATTGGATCTAATTTTTCGCGGCGCGTAGGGCTTTTTGTTCCAATGTAATCAAGCAAATTTTGATAAGGAACTTGTTCTAAAGTTTCGCCAGCATTATCTGCTTTGGCATATTTTGCTTTGTAATCATCAAATTTTTTGGTATATAAGTTAACCATGGTTTTATCAACCAAAGTACCAAGTGCGCGAGGGTTACTGCGATCAAAAGCCAACCCTTCTTCTCCAACAACTTGATTTGTCATGCGTTCAAATTGATTCAAAATGTCTTCTTTTTGACCAACTTTAAACGCACCATATTCTCTGCCTAATTTACCTTTAACATCTTCAGAAACGCCAGGCAACGCGCCACGTTGAACATCTGACTCAAACTGTTGTTTTTGTAAATTCTTTTCACGTTCACCAGCTGTAGCACGAATACCAAATTGCTCCAACCGTTGCTGACGCATCAAATCTTCAGCCGTACTAGCCGCGCCCATGCCAACCATAGCAGGCTGTTGTTCGCGTGTCATTGCTTTAGCCAAAGCATTTTGCACTGGTGTAACCACTTGGCTTACAACAGGACGAGCCAATGCACCGGCTTGCATCATGGTGGCAGGCGCCAAAGCGTTAAGGGTTGTACCAACAGAGCCAAGTGTTGGTGGCAAAGTGCTAGTAACTGGTTGCAAGAACTCACCAACAGCGCCCAAGGCTTCTCTAGCCGTCTGTGTGCGTGGTTGATACTGAACAGCTTTCATGGCTTCTTGGCCAGCGCGGATGCCTTCTTGAGTGCCGTATTTACCACTAGCCAAAGTGCCAGCAATACCGACAATGGGTGCAATTGCACCGCCGGCCAACGTAGCACCAAACGCCAATGGCGTTTCAATCACACCCATAATGCGGTCACGCATAGACACTTCTGGTGGCTTGACACCAGTTACAACATTTTCAGCGCCTGGTATTGCCGCAGCCGAACCCAAACCAATGGTCTTGTAAAAGTCCATTTTAGGCATTTTTGAATAGAATTTTTCATGCAAAGAATCAGCCAGCTTTATATCTGGCACTTCATCATATTGAGGAAACTGTGCGCGAAACTCTGCAAGTGTGGCCATTATGGTTTGCCTCCCAAAAGCCCCAACGGATCATTTGCGGTTGCACCTGATATGCCACCAGCCGCACCGCCTGGCAACCCCTCAAGCGCTCTTCTTGATGCTTTAGGCACACGGCCATAAGTAGTTTCAAGATTAGTTGTGCTGCGTTTCAACATGTCTTCAATGACTTTGGTTTGTTCATTAAAACCTTGTTTGGTTGTAAACTTTCCAGACCACGAAGCAGGGTTAGTTATTTGCGACTCAATAATTGACATGTCAGGGCCAGTCAATGCGCCAAGGGTGTACAAATCTTTGACGCCCATTAACAGTGCCGTGTACTTTGATGTCATGGCGGCTGTGTCTGCACCAGATGGTAGAAATTTAGCGCCTGTAAATAAATTTTTGTTGGTTTCTTCTTTAAAGTCTTTAAGTGATCCAGCCAAACCAGCCAATTGCATGTCTGTGTCATTAAACTTAGCAGGAGCTTCTTTTTTGCTACCAACTGGCTGACCAGGCATTCTTGCACCAACCTCGGCAGGCACAGGCATAGCCGCAGGCGCAGCAGTCCGGTCAAGCACACTTGCCATGCCAGGAATGGCGGCAACGCGCTGACCAGGCAATGCAGCAGGTGGCTGACGCATCATGCTTGCGCTTGGTGCGGCTGCGGGAGCAGCTTGGAAGCCAGTTGGGCCGTACACCACAGGAGTGGCCACGCCAGTTCTAAGATTGACTGCCAACAAGCCACTTGGATCTTCTTGGATTGATAAGCCAGGGTTAGCCTGCTCAAACGCAAATTTTTCTCTTGCCAAGTTAAGTTGTCCAGCAGAAGTTGTTGCCTGTCTTGCCGCAGTAAGATCAGCAAAAGTTTGGGTTTTGGATACAGCCCCGCCAGAAATTGGCATACCATAGCCTGGCATCATTGGGTTGTCTTGGATAGTTTGAATTTGACCACCAATGTCCCGATCGCGTGTTTTTGGCAACATAAAACCAAGTTTGTCTTTAGCGTCCACAAGGCCTAAAACTTTTTCAATTCGGTATTCTCTATATTGCTCTGGAGTCATGCTTTGAAGTTTCTGTGCTTCTGCGGCTGCAGTAGAAAAATCAAAATAACCTTTTGTAACACCATCATTGAGTTTTTTAATTGCATCTTGTGGTGTTGGCGAATCACCTAAAGACTTTAATCCATAATTAAGTTTGTCTTGAGTCAACTTAAATTGGTCTTTTTCAATTTCACCTTGGGTTTTTTTGGCGGTAAGCGCAGCAGCTTCAGTTTCGCGGCGTGTTTTTTCAATGCCTGGAATTTGTGACCCGCCACCGCCCCTTGCCAAAAGACCGGTCAATTTGTTGTAATTGATTGTGCCGGTATTAGGGTCAATAGATTGACTATAAGCATCAGCTAACACATTTTGCGTTGCTTCGGCACGTTGAGCAGCGCCAAGTTGATACTGCGCCAATTGATTTTGATTTTGCGCGTTTTGAATCTGCGCAATCTGGCCATATTGCGCCAACGGATTGGGCATCTCAAGTTGTATTGGCCGAACGCCAAGAGAAATGTTTGGATCAAGTGCCATGTTTAATAATCTCCTTCACCAAACGTACCGCTGCCGCTGCCGCCAAAATTAACAGATGGGCCGCCATACATAGAGCCACGATTTTTTAGCGCTTGTTGCAACAGTGAGTTTTGTGCTTGATTTTGGCTGTAGTTCATATACGTGCCCAAACCACCCGTAAAGGCATTAGCCATACCAACTTGACCCGCCGCTTGAGCCGCGCCAGCGCCGGTCATTAGGTTGCCTGCGCTGGTTGCATAGTTTTGGCCAGCTTGACCGACTAAATTAGTAGCAGTTTGACCAATGCCTGCCAAGCCTGCTTGACGGTTGTACAACTGGTTTTCGCTGGCTACGCCAGTGTTATATCCAGTCAATGCGCGGTTGTAAGCGTTGCCAAATTCTTGCGACCCCATTTCTTGACCAAATCGAGTAGCCGCTTTTAAAGCGCCGCCAGAAATCAAACCACCACGAGCAGCGGCTTGACGATCAAGCGCTTTTTGGCCTTCGGACAATCGAAATGCGTAGCCTGGGTCAGCTTGATAATCGCCTGCGCCAAACTTAAACGCGCCAGGCACATTGCCTGCTGTACGTTGCAGTTCTGCTAATGCGTTATAACCCGCCTGACGATAGGGCGCTTGATCTGCGCGTGTTTGTTGAAATTGTTCTGCTTGAAGTTCAGCAGCGCGGTCAGCCGCCGCTGCCTGTGTTTTAGCTGCGCTTTTAGACGCGCTTGCGCCAAGTAAGGCGCTTCCACCAATTGCTAGGGCCGTCATCCATGGCATATTAGTTCTCCTGTAGGCACTGGGCCAGTTCTTGTGCTTGCGCAACATTGCTTGGCACAATTAAAACTTCATCAATTTCATCCATATCAGTGCATTCTGTTGCATGAATGCAGTACCACACAACATCTGTAAGCGATTTTACGCCATGATGTTTATTTGCTTCAATGGTTAAACAAGCTGGCGCGTGAATAATTTTGCGCTCGTCATCTACCATCAATTCAATTGAACCACTGGCAAGGATCGACAAATGGCTAAATTTGTGCTTATGCTGGACAAGCACATGACCCGCAGGAATGCGCGTTTCCTTTGCGTAAACCCCCGCGCTAAAGTGGTGGTTAATCATTAAGTCACCTCACGCCCAGAAACGCGAATGTTGATTGCGCTGGCTGTTCCGGCAATTGTACTGATAAAGTCGCCAACGCCAAGCACTTGGCCAACCAGCTCAGGGAACGTGTAAACCTCAGACACCTGCAAGGTCTTGGTCTTGGTGATCAAGTTGGTATTGCCAGCAGAGCCTGCGGTTGTGACCAAGTTTACGCTGATCGTGGCAGCAGACGCGCTAATATTAGTAGCCGTAAACTTGTCAATGATGGCAGTAACGCCAGTTGCGGTGTACTGGGTGACTTGAGTTGCTTCGGCAAATTTAGCCGGTACGAGGACTTTGACGGTGACTGTCATGATGTTCCTTATGTTGGCGCGGTGAACGCCGTAATCAAACCGTTTGAGAACGTCAAAGAACCATCAGTTCCCAAAGCGGTAATTTTTGCCAATGTTACAGAACCAGTTGAACCTGTTGTGGAAAAACTAGCATCAATTGTAATTGAGCCTGCGCCGTTATTGATAGTAATATTTGTTCCCGCTGTTAACGTAGCTTTGCTAAGTGTATTACCCGTGCTATTGCCAATTAACAGTTGACCATTAGTAAATGTTGTTTGGCCCGTACCACCAGACGCAACAGGTAGTGTTCCCGTGGTCAAAGCAGTTGTAGATGTGGCATACATCGCGCCGCCAGACGTGAATGATGACAAGGCTGTACCGCCCGACGCCGTAGGCAATGGCGGCACTAAACCAGATATTTTGCCGCCAGTAATATTGACGTTCTCAGCATTTTGCGATGCAATAGTTCCAATCTCTAGCCTTGGCGCAGTTTCTACTTCTTGTTTTAAAGCCGCTAAGTCAGCGCTTAAATCAATTGGCAATGGTTGCGTTTCTACAGTTTGAGCCAATGATTGAAGCGCTGCGTCATAAGATGCAATCAAAGATTCAGAGTTTGGGCCAACAAGATCGTCAACAACCGTAGTTGCAATGTCATTAAGCGACAAGAAAAATAAGTACCAAGCGCGGTCAATCAAACCCGTGCGAGGGTCAACCATCGGCACTCGCGGCGGCGTGATTGGCGTTGGCGTAGCGTTAGGGCTAGGCATTTGTTGGACTCAGAATAAGTTCTGCACCCATGATGGCAATCTTCACAGGGTCAGTGGCAGACACCTCATACACTCGGTCACGCAACTTAGTAGTCATGCCAAGCCGCCGCCAGATTACACGTTTGTAATATTGACCAATCTTGCCCATGGATGTCCAATGCTCGTTTGACCATGTGTGGCCACCATCGTCTGAAAAGCGAAGCATGACTTGAGGATCGTATCCTGGTGTGGCAAGGTAAGAGTTGGTGACAATTTCATAGCCCGTAATATCAGTATCTGATAAATCAAATTGACCCAAAGGCTCAAAACCATCCCCCGCCTCAGTAGTCAAAGTGTCGCCTGATTGAGTAGCTAAATACGTTTGAACATATTCGGCTACAAGATTTAACCCCGACTCAGTATCTATGTTTTCACTGTCATAGCCAGGAGTTCCATTTAAACCAACACCAGACTCGCAATCTAGTTGCAACATGTGCTGAGTTGTGCGCTTGAGGGTGTTAGTGCCAGTAGGCAACGCACGCCATGAGCGTAGCCATTTCTGAATGCTGCCGTTGTCGGAATAGTCATCTAGGTCAAACGCATAGATGTTGCCGTTCTCAAAGTCGCCAATGACGATCTTGTTGTTAAACGCCATCTGGCAGTTGCCACGGTGACGGGTAAAATCGCCACTGACAAAGCCTGCACGCTCATGCCAGGCTTGTGTTGCCGCGTCATAAACCCAAGTTGTATTGGCAGTAGGGAAAACCAAAACATAAAAGCTGTGGCCGTCTTGTTGGTATGTGTAGCCAATAGCGTCTGACAAATCAGCGTACTGCTGAATTTGCCACTCAACAGCGTGGGTAGAAATCCGAACGCCTGCATAACCATTGGCGCGGTAGACAATACCTTGGCCACGGCGGTCACGGCCAAGCCAGAACAGCCCGTTGTCCATTTTGGCTATGGAGTAAGGGGCAGCGCACCCTAACTCGTTAAACGCGCCTTGGATGCGTTCTAAAGGAAAATCGGTTGCGCCAGAGTCGTACCAAACTTCAATTGAGTTTGTGCCAAACGCCCACACTTCGCGGAAGTTAGACGTTACGGCTACCAAGCCGTCAGGTGAGCCTTCAGCGGCTTTAAATTCTGTTGCGTCAATTGATGTGCCGTCTAGTAGCTGTGTCACCCATATCAACTGGCTGTTTGGCTCATTGAACACAAAGTAACCATCCAGATAGCACACGGTTGTAGCGCCTGGGAAGTCAGGGTCAGTGATTTGGCCAAAGGCATTTGTGGTGTTGTTGTAGATGTAACTGGGGCCATTGGCCGCAATGAACAACTGCGTGCCGTTGTCAGCCAGACTGACGGGGCCAGTGCCAGCCACCGTGCCAATCAGCGTGGCCGCATAGGCATTGTC